TCAATCGCGTATATTGGGAGTGTCACGCGAATCGGCTTGTTGTTGAACTTCCACACCAGTATGGGTGTCTTGTCTTGTGCTGCCTCGCATACTTGGTTCCACCAAGCTGGAGCGAACCACCAGCCAGATTTGTATGCTTTGCACTCGATGGCGAAATCCAGCTCACTCAGCTCGATGTCGCACAGGTTGTTCGTTTGGTACTGATCAAGATTGCGCTTGCAGCGGATATCGCTGTTGTGGTCCTCGAAGAACTGGTTCAGGCGCTTCACGATGTCGCGCTCGAAAACTGCTCCTTTGTTTCTTGAATCAGCCATGCCCGGATTATGTTGCATTGAGAGACAATTTCAACCAGTATTCCGGTGTCGGATGTTACTCCTCCGACTTCTCCTCCCTCGGCTACTTGTTTGTGAACTCGATCTCCTCACGGTAGCCGGGGGTTCTTTTATGCTCCACAGTTTTTGATAATTATTTGAGGCGAACTCAGTTTTACACTTGCCGCACAGCGCAGTTTGTCACAGGGGGTGGTGGGGGGTCGCAAAAAATAGCAAGTCAAAACCAAAAACCAGACGCTCAGGAGTCCCAAAAGTGACCCCTGTGAGCACAAGATCATCACCCTACCGCGCCCAAACACCACCGATCACCGCTCTTATAACCCCACGGCATAAGGGCTGGCGCTGTTATTCCTTTTTTTCTTGTTTTTCTGGGGGCGGGGGCGGGAGGCGGCGTTTTCGAAGTTAATTTAACCAGAAACGCAAAATATATTAGTCATCGATCTTTTGCAAGATACTCGGTCTGATCTCCTAACAACGCCCTAAGTCTGCCCTTGATCTCGTTGCGGTCCATCGTATCTATGTTTGCGTTGATATTAAGCGATTGAGACCTGTGTACCGATATCCCTGCCATCTGGTTCAGCTCTTTGATAGCCGCGACAGCGCTGGCGTAATGACCGGAGTTGAAGCTCTCTTCTGCTACTTTCCACAGGAAGCTCCCGGTCTTCTCTGGCGTTATCGCATACTTCTGCTTGAGTTCGTCCTGCTTCATTCGAACCGCAGTCGTAACCTTTGGCACATCTTTGCCGTTGAGCATCTTCGATGCTGCGACTGCCGGGAAACTAAACCCAGCCCTTCGAGCCGCTTCGGTCTGACCACAAGCGCCTTCGGTGTAATGCCACACAAAGGCAACTTGCATCGAGGTGAGTCCTAGCTCCTCATCATCCTCGAACTCGGTTGGTGCTAACGCTAACTGAGGGCGCTCCTTCTTTGGTCTGCCCTTCGATGCTCCTTGAGCCATTTGCTCTCCAGTTGATCCGTGAATACTTTCCGCGCTTCCTGCTCTGAGTACTGCTGCTCGTTGTACGCAGCTCTCTCATCTTGGTTGCATATTCTCCACAGTCTGTAGTTCGTTTCAACATCGAAACCATAGTTGTATACAAATTCCTGCATAGTTCACCTCCATAACCAAACAGTGTACAGGGTAAGGGTACAGCCCTCCCCAGACTATTTATATATACACTTATGATTTACTACTTACAACTAAATCATAAACATAAAAAACAAAACTTTATTAGTATATAGTTATACACTACCCTTATAACATAGTCTTATATAACAATGACTTATCTAAAAAAACAACAGGGTACAGGTAACAGTGATTCTAATACTGCACATTTGTCTACAATAACAAGCTAACAAAAACACAGTTCATAAAAACAAGCACACCAACACGCTCCAAAATGCTATACCCTGTCAGTCGTACTTGTTGCTCCAGTTAGGCGTGTAGTTCTCATCTGAATTATCGACAGGAGTGTAGTCCAAATCGTAGATCTTCTTGCCATTCGAGCGTCTCGGCTCACAACCATTCTCAGACAGCACCCTCGCTGCCTCTTTGATGTCATTCATTCTCGGCTGTGGGATGCCCAAGTCTCTGAGTAAGCTGGTCATCTGCACCGACTTAGTATCCTGACTATCGAACCTAACGTGCTCCAATATTAGGTCTTCGACAGCGCTTTGCGTCCTGAACAGCTCGTTACTCTCTTGCAGCATCTGCCGCTCTTCGCTGGTCAAGAACCACTGCTCACCTCTATCGAACATTGTTTCCTTCACCTCAGCCCAGACTTGCTGCATATTCAAACCATGCCTGAAGTCAATGGACTTAGCTCTCACCACCCAGAAGCGACGATTGCCAGTGCTGTCTACCAAGAACTGTGGCTCGTTCACTGAACCATAGAAGGCAGTCCTCCTACTATATCGAGACCATGTTCGATCATAGGGTAGCCGTAGCTCATCATCCCCCTTGGTGATGAAAGCCTTCAGCATATCCACATCAGCCTTCTTGAATGTCGATGCCAGCTCTCCCAGCTCACACAGCCAATAGCTGACACACTGCTTCACACTGTCCTTGCTTGCTGGATTTAGCGTTGCTCCTTCAAGTAACCACTCAGGATTGGGAGCCAAGCTCTTCATCCACATCGTTTTACCCAGCGCTTGCTTGCCAACGAAGACCAGTATCCCCTCACTGGCTGCACCTCTGGGTGAACAAGCAACGGCGATACAGCTCAAAAGCCAGCGTTTCATCAGTATGTTCTTGAGGTTGTTGTCCTCTGCATCGACTGTTTCAAGCAGTAGGTCCAATCGATGTTTGCCATCCCAAGGCTTAGATTCGATCCATTCCTTGACGGGATTGTGTTCTCTGGCTACCAGCTTGAGGTTGTATATGACTCGCTTGCTAGGAATGCCTTTCTGGTTGCAGAAGTCCTCAATCGCTGTGACCGACGAAGACTCCTCTAAGTCCGTGATGATACTCATACCCGAAGTGTTGAGTTCGTTGGTGGGTATTTGTATGTCCATCCGCTTCTTGATTACGTTCCAATCAACTGTAATGTTCTTCTCGATGAGTATGCCCTTCAGGTTCTGCGCTACGTCTAGGTATCTGCCCTTATCTGTTATCTGATAGCCGTACACCTCCACCTGTGTCATGTTTGGCTTATCGTCTACCAGCTCTCCCTCCAGCGCATTTTTGGCATCGTTGTAATCACCCAGCTCTTCTGGTTTGACTACCTCGACTGACCCGCCCTCTTCTTTGATATAGTTAGCAGCTCTGACTGCCTCTACCTCGCCCGTTTTACTATCATCAAAGTCTGCTATGAATTTGTGGTGCTTGTCAGGGAACTGTGGGTAGATTGTCTTGGCAACCTCGATCAGATTGCCAGCGCTTACTGCGACTATGGTTGGCTGATTGTAATCCTTGTGATAACTGGCGGCTGTAGCGTAGCCCTCACAGTATGCGATGGTCTCAGCATTGTTGAGTAGGTCTCTGCCGCCCAAGATATGGAAACCACCTTTAGCTTTGCCGCCCTTGAGCAGCATCTTATCGCCATCATCATTGATGAACTGCACAGATTGCAGCCTTAGCTTGCCATCGTGCATACCCCACAGAGGCATGACGATACGCCCATCTCTGTCCTGTTTGATGCCAAATGACTCTACGCCCTTACGTTCTAGGTAGGGATGGCTAGAAATCGCCTCAGAACGCTCCCAGATCGCCTGAGCACGTTTCGCACTCATATCCTGCTGTTCAGCCTTTTCTTGGGCGTACCGCTCTCTCTCGGCTTCTATTGCCGCCATTTGTTCTTTGGTGATCTTGGAGAACTCTCCTTTGGTGGGGTTCCACTTAGCTATCGGTTCCTCAGAGCTAATCGTATAGTCTCCGATCCAACCAAAAGGTCTGCCATCATTCACCCACAAGATATACCAAGCGTCTTTCATCTTACCTCCGCTGGCTATCTTTCCTCTCCCCAACTGCCCAATGTCTGCCAATGGTTGCTTGGGTTCCAGACCGTTATCCCTCATGAAACCTTCGAAGTCTGCCTGTACCTGATGGGTCAGCGGTCTGCTAAAATCTTTTGAATTCCCCTTTATTTTTTTCATTGGCACTTCTTATTTGCATCTAAAATATATTTGTGCATAATAAAGCAAATTTTTGTAAAAGGAAGTGTCAACATGAAAATACCAGTAGGGGCATCTGATGAGGGTGGATCTTTTGAACAAGTACCAGTAGGTGAGCACAAAGCCATTTGTTACAAAATGGTGGATGCGGGAACTAGAGATGATAAGAACATGAAGGGTGACATAGTGAAGAAGCACTCACTGTTTGTGTTCTGGGAGTTACCTGAATGTCAGACTGCTGACGGGAAGGCGATGTCGATCTTCAAGGAGTACAACGTCAGCCTCGATGAGCGCAGCAACTTATATAAAGATGTTTGTGCATGGAGGAACCGAAGCTTCAGTGATGAAGAGAAGAAGGGTTTTGATCCCAGTGTCTTACTCGGCAAGGGCTGCAAGTTGAACGTGGGGCGAACCAGTGGAGACAAGGCTAAGGTCGAGTCCGTTCACTCTACGCCCAAGGCGTTTGATGAGGATGAAAACCTCAGACAACTGCCCACCCAAAATGAGTTGGTTGAGTTTGATCTTGACTCCTTCTGCAATGAGCACAGGAACAAGTCAGACGCAGACAGCAAAAAACAATGTGACATACTCGAAACCTTACCTTGGTTTATGAAAGATAAAATCATAGGCAATGATGAGGGTACGGAGGTGATACCTCCATGCTTTGAGGTTTTAGCGGCTATCGAAGAGGGCAAGAAAAACGGCGGTGAACCACCATCCGGTCCATCAAACGATTCGGATGACACTGACGATTTCGAAGACGATATACCGTTCTGAGTTTGAGTTGGTGGACAACCCTTACGTCCAGTTGGCACTGTGGAGCCGCCCCGCACCACTCAAACAGGCGGCATTTTAGGCTAATGTGTTGGACTCGATCTCCATACTTATTCCAGCACAAACTGACACACTCCCCGGCGGTGCAGCCGAAGCCGGGACAATTCTTAGGAGAACCATATGGCAAAGCGCGGCAGACCCAAAAAAGCTGATCCGGTAAACTCACCCTCACATTACAAAGATGGTGGTGTCGAATGTATCGACGCAATGATCAGTGCTTTCGGCAAAGAAGCGGTTCAAACGTATTGCAAGATCGCGGCGTTCAAATATCTTTGGAGAGCCGACAAGAAGGAAGGCAATGAAGGATCTCAGGATACTGCAAAAGCTATTTGGTATCTTAGGTTTGCGAGGAACGATGATCCACGCTTGGATAACTAGATACCTACTCATACCGCTCTACAGCGGTGGGTTTCTCCTATTTTCTATCATCGCATCTTTTGCGCTAGGTGGCGCTTTCGGTTATTGGTTGGGGGGGTAATGGAATTCAAAGAAGGCATCTATGAGGATCTCGACTATCCTACTTATGCAAGCATACCCGCTTGGAGATCTCACGATCTAACCACAATAATTAAGTGTCCGTTTACTTGGAAATATCAGCGAGAGATCAACGAATCCCCAGCTCTGCTTGAGGGCAGGGTGCAGCACACAGTATTTCTTGAGCATCATAAGTTCGATGATGAGTTTGCGCTGGAGCCGATTGTCGATAGACGAACCAAGGCGGGTAAAGAGGAACACGCCGCTTGGCTCACCACCATCGGAGATCGCACCCCATGCAAGCAGGATCTCTATGACGTTTGTATGGAGCGGCGGGAGGTTGTTAAAGACTATATCCCAGCGGATGACCATCGGGTTGAGCTGACTGTTTGCTTTTATATCGCTGGTCAACCATGCAAGTGTAAGATCGATTGGTATACCGGCACAGAGGTTTGGGATCTTAAGACTTGCAGAGATGCAAGCCCCAGAGGTTTCAAGTCAGCGGTCAATAACTTCCGCTACTATATGCAAGCAGCTTTTTACCTAACTGGTTGTCAGAACTCAGGACTACGAGCTGACAGGTTCATGTTCCTAGCTCAAGAGAAAACACACCCCTATCCATACGGCGTGTATGGTTTGAGCAATCAGGTGATCGAGTTAGGCAAGTCGAGGAACGAGCAAGCTATGGCGCTGGCTATGCGTTGTGAACAGGCTGGAGAGTTCAAACCATATAACACTCAAAGTCCGATTGAGTTCGAGCTGGATGACATCTACTAAGAAAAGACTCACTGACCTGATGAGTGATGAAGATCGAGCGCAGGAAGAGAAGTGGGCTGAGGACATAAAATATTATGCTGCTCGATTTTGTTGGAAGATGAGAGATCAGAGATGCAGAGGTAAGCCGTACACTTGGGCTACATGGTTTGAGAGAAGGTTCGAAGAGAACTTAAACTCCTATGCCAATCGCATGAAAGGCAAAAGGAAAAAGTCTAGTGGAGGTTCACGCTCTGCCAGTAAGTAGAGAGTGTTTTGTGGATGTCATTGTCAGACATCAACGAAAGCAGCAACAGCATTGCCACTTTCGTTCTGTCGGACTCATCGAGTCGTAGAAGAGATTCTACGATATTAGCTAAAGCTAATTCTTCGGGGTCTGTCACCATTACCTCGGATAAAAGTGCATATCGAATGAGTAGTATGGCTCAGTCCACCAGCCTTTTCCATGAGCGACCATAGACGTTCCTATACCCCACTCATATAAACCGCCCTCCCACACAATCGACCAAGCCTCGATACCTGAGTAACGCTTGGTCCTCTCTGGACTCCAGATTTTGATTTCATCCGTGGGGTAATCGTCAAACTCTTCCTTCTCAGACAGAGACTTAACAATCGCTTTGTAAAGCCCCTTCGCCGCCTCCTCTGGAGTTTCGTGCTCCTCCGGTTCGAACTCGATATCTACTTCGCAGCCCGGACCCTTCTCGCCTGTGTAGTACATCTTCATGCCATCTCCTCCACTTCAATGACATTTTCCCATAAACCCCACTTCTCAGCTAAAAAGTTATTTATCTTCGCGTAATGCTTCCGCACTTCTAACTGAAACGATGGAGGCTCTTCAGCGGGCCATGCTTCTACTTGAGTCATCCGACTCAAAGCAAACAACACATAACCTCTAGCCACTTCTTGTGGCGTTTCTCCTCGCTTACTTCTCATAGACTTCTCCTTATTTCCTGTAAGCCACTAATGCACCGGGAGATTCCCACTCCCACCCAAATCCCAGCTTTTCAGCCGTGGCGACTATTTCAGGATTGATCTCTTCGCCAAATTCTTGATAGTAGTCAGCCGCTCCGTCACCCTCCTCAGCCGACAACAACACCTCGCCTTCGTCACGCATGAAAACCGTGGGTGGTTTGTAGTACGTTTCGTACTCGCCTGTCTCACGATTCTTGCCCATGAAAGGCAGCTTCACCTCTTTGAGCGCTGCTACCAGTTTCTCTTCTTTTGTCATTCGACCTCCTCATAAATAAAACCGTTCTCGTTGAAATTTTCGATCCGCTCCGTCTTGCCAAAGTTTTTGTAAAACTTTTTGCCGTTGGGACCATTGTTTGCTGGCACGAGAAAAAATGCTTCCCCGTTTACTACGATAACGTCACCGCTCGATGTGCTGCGATGACCCTCCTCAGACCAAGGCTCTTCAATGTTGTTAGTCTGTTGAAAAGCTAAAGACCTGTTGCTGTGATTGAACTCGGCTACAAGCTTGTAAGGCTTCTCATTGTTTCCGAACTCTGTGGCGTGGAAGACTTGAATCATGATTCGAACTCCGCTTGAGTTGCACGAGCATACTTAGCTGCCTCCAGACCTATCATTTCGTGCAACACCTTTGATTTTGCTTCCTCAAGATGCTCAAGACGAAACTCTAGGCTTTTAGTCCACAAAAGAGGCTCTTCACTCTGCTTTATGTATAACCTGTTCGCCTCTCGGATCGCAGCCATTCTCAGCAAGTGCGCTTCCAACCCTGAAAGGGTGATTGTCACCTCTTTCTCCATCAAGCTCTTGTAAAGTTCTTCCGTCATTTCGCAACCTCCTCAAACATCCCACTCTCGACCATCTTCTCCTCTAATAGACTGAAAGACTTGATAATCCTCAAAGGGATATATGTCTCGGAGGAAAGACCAAACCTCACAAAATGGATGGCGTTTTGTAAGGCCATTGCCTCCTCTTCACTCAAGATCACTTTCTTTTCTTTCGTCATTTCGATCTCCTTTATCAACTGACAGAGTTAAAGTATCATATTTCCGTGTCGGTGTCTACACCCTTACACAAAAATATTTGAAGTTACAAAGGTATTTGCCAAGATGGGATGCCTTCGGGGTAAAGCTTTTCATGCTCTTGGCAGCATTGCTCACAGCAGGAAGCTTCCAGCTCGTTGCAGTAGTAAAGCTCTGCCATTTCTCCGCACCAAGTTGGGTAGCTGGCTTGCTTGATTCCGAGTTTCTTACACTCAGATGATGACAGACCCTTTCCAGCAAACTTGACGCTCTCCACCACTGTCTCAACACCGCAAAGGGGGTTCTCACAGCTCATGGTTTCGAACATAACTTTGTTTTCAGGGCAGTAGAATGGTAGTGCTCTTGGCATTTTTTTCTCCTTACTTCGTTGGCTTTCAATAACTAAAACGACAGAACCGCAAAAAGATTACAAACTTTTGTATTTTTTTCGCAGTAATTTGCAAGCCGCTTCAAGTCTCAGCTCCTCCTCTGGTGTGTTCCGCCAGCGGCACATAGACAAGGCGCGGTGCATGTTCTTGAGGAAGATCCCGTGGCAGGATCTCCCAACTATTTTTTTAGCTTCTTCTTTTGTCATGCTGCCTCCCAAAAAAATCCCATCTGTTCGCCTCTTCTGTTGGTATGAGGCCACTCGTACTTTTCACCTTTTTTGAGAATAACGCACTCAGGCAACCATGATGTGGTTCCAGAAGACTCTCCAGCCTCAGACCAATAAATCAGAAGCTCTTGGATAGACTCGTTAAGCCTCTTGATGGTGGTGGTCTTGAAACCGCAAACCACGCCTCGATGCACAGAACCGTACCCGTAATTCGCAATCAATTTTCGTCCGATCATTCTTACTCCTCCCAAAAGATTCCAATCGGAGAACCATTCACGGTGGTCTCTCCCTTGGTTTTGATTTCAGCAACCTCGATCAACTCGGTTTCACCAGACTCCCACTCGATTGCCACACTCTTGCCGCCCCAATGAACTTGAAACACCATTCCAAACTCTAAGGGATACATGGCTCCGAAATTCCCGATCACTTTCCGTCCCAGCATTTTTTCTCCTTTTTTTCCTGACATAAGAACTATAGCAAAACACCGTGTCGGTGTCTACACTTTTGTACACAAATATGTAAATTATTTAGTATCGATCTACTAAATCAATCAGGCGTTTTTCGTCATGCAACCAGAAGACAAGGAGGTATCTATCGCCACTATCGACAGGCAAACCCCTGTGCATATTGGTATAGGAGGGAAAGATCAAACCATGACCTGTGGGTAGCGGATCAACCACACCCCAGT